CAATATACGATACCCCACTTGAAGTGTGAGTAGTAATGTATATAAAACCGAATGTTCCTTGAGGCATATCCTCAATTTTTTCTATAACTTGTTCTTTGTATAACCACATATTATCTATCTATGTTTATAAGTATTGTAGTATCTGTTGTTGCTGATAAGGGTAAAGGTTGAGCTAATTTTCCTATAGCTAATAATTGTTGTTGTTCATTATATAACCCAATAGTAGTTACGTAAGGGGCAAAATAAGAACCAGTAGCAAACCCATATAAATTTTCTGCTGGAGTATAAAATGTTCCTACTGAACTTGAGTTAGCTGTACTTCCTGAAGTTATGGTTGGGTTTTGACTAAAATTAAATTCATTTTCTCTAGCCGTACATTTATATTGAGTTTCATAAATTGTAAGTGAGGAAGAAAATGAACAAGTTACATTAGATGAGGTAACAAAGTTACTTATTACTGTAGCATCTGATAATCCATATAATGCTGAGCCATAAATAGCAGTTCCATAAGTATCACCTTGAGGTTGAGAATCACTAGTGATTACAGCGATACCATGTCCATAAAATATATTACCACAAATTTGTTGTGAAGAAGAAAATATTAAATTTCCTTGTCCATCATCATAAATAGAACCACTTGGTGCAATCCAATTAAATGAATTTGGTTGAATATAATTTCCAAATAATCCTACAGGAATAGACATTACTCCTATTGTAGAATTAGATTCTGTAGGAAAGTAATGAGCAAACGTTAAATCAGTTTGTGGATAATTATAATATCTACCTGCTGAGGATGTAGTACCTACTAAACGATCTCCATCAATATTAGCTCCAGGTATTAAACTAGCAGTAACTACAGGTGATCCATAACTAGCTGTTGAATTTAAGTAATTCGAATAATAAAGTTGTTCAATAGAACTATAAACTAATCTTTGATATTGAGTAGTAATTTCTCCTGTTGTAGGATCTGTTAAGGGATTAAATAATGAACTTGAATTTAAACCTAAATATCTATCAATACCAACAACAGAACTAGTTAACGCGGCTGCCCCCTCGAAATTAAATGATTTGTTTAATTCAAGCGGAGTAATTACTATGTCCGACGCTAAAAATTGTTTGTAGGCACCCATTCATTTTAGAAATCAAGTTTAACTCTTACAAGAGCTTCTTTAGTAAAATCTTTTAACAATGGTCGTGACAATTTAGCTACTGCTAATAAGTCATTTGTATCATTGTATAAACCAATGGTTGTGATATATACTTGAGGATTATTAATAAATTGAGAATATAATACCTCACCTGTTGAACCTGAAATAAATGATGGGTTTTCTGAGTAGTTAAATTCTGAACTTCTAGGTCTTACAAACACATAGTCTGAAGTAATAGTTTCTTGAGAATTTAATGTAAATCCTGTAGAACCACTAATTGCTCTAAATAATGAAATATTGGGATTAACATTAGGAGCAGCAGATGCTGATGCGGAACCACTGTAATTAAAAGCAATACCACCACTAATTGCTGGAGCAGCTAATGCTAAAGGATTTAAAATAATAGTTCCAATATCAGGTAATAACCATCCATAAGAACCAGAGTTAGCTGAGTATCCATTTGAATTTAAAGCACCAGCACTTAAAGTTCCTGCTGATCCCGTAATTAATTGAAATACTCGTCCTGCAGCCCCAAATGTTACTGATGGAACATAATTACTATTATCTGTTAATTTAATAGATCCTGCACTTCCTGATATATTTAATGTTAATGATCCTAAAAATAAAGATTCTTTATATGCTGCTCTCTCAATAGGTAAAGCAAAAAATTCTGAAGATGAAATGTTTCCAAAAACAAAATTAGTATTTTCATCACCAATTACTAAATCCTGCCATTGACCAAAAATAGTACTTGTAGGAGATAATCCATTAACAGCATTATTATAGTTAGCACTTCCACTTCCATAAGAATTACCATAAGCAATAGCAAATTGAACTGAGGAAGTATTAGTAGTATCAAAGATATTTACATAATAATTACCTGAACTACCATTAACTTGGGTAGAGGAGGTAAAAAAAGTAGTTAATGTTGGGTTATCATTAGTCCAACAAGTAGAGGATATAGCGTCTGAGCTTACTAAAAAATCGTCGGCTTCTAATCTTTTAAATGACATCTTTTATATATTATTGAACTTTAGTTACTGTTACAGGAATTGTTAAACGAGCACCACTATCTCTACCTTCAATAGTCAATGTAGCTTGTAATTGAGTATTTGAACCAAATAATGTATTAATAGTAGTAGCAGTCATGTTTATTGTACTACCTACTACAGTTCTAGATACTGAGGTACCAATTGTAGTTGTTTGGTTAGCTAAATTTAAAGCATTTACTGCGGGTGTATTAATACCTACTCCTTCAAATGTATTAAATAATCTAATATCTGAAATTGTGGCTGTGTAACCTGCTGTTTCAAATGTGTTTCCACCTAAGTAATTTAATGTTTGTGGAGTAATTGCTAATGAAGCTCCTTGTTTTAAAATAATAGCAGAATATCCAATATCAAGAATAGGCATTTTAGCCGTTCCACGAGGTAAAGTTACTAACTTATATTTCATAGTTTGGTTAGCTTGAGGAAATGCCTCTAATAAAGGCATATTTTCAATAGCTTGACCATAATAAGCAGAACCTGATGGATTATTTGGATTATAAAGAGTGTAATCAATTTCATCATCTGCTAAAGCAAATTGAGTAATTTGGAATTGACCATTTTGTTGAGCGAGTAATTGACGTCCAACATCTGTTAAAATTGCGTCTACTGTTACTACGGTATTATTTAAATATCCCATTTGTTTATTTTATTATAAATATATATAAGTTTCGTTTTTATATTAAACCTTTTGATTTTAAGTTTTGAATTATTGAATCTAAATTTTTATTGATACTATCAGTTACATACTCCGGTTTTAAAATACCACCACTACTAGCACCTACTGGTTTGTTTAAATCTAAAATAATATTTGAAGGATCATTAACATATCTTCTTAATAAGAAATAACTCAAATTAGTTCCATTAGGTATATTACCATCTAGCTGTAATCGTAATTGACCATTAGAAGAAGAAATATTAATAATAGAATAAGCTAAATCTTCAATACCTTGGAATCTAATCTCATCATATAATTGAGGTTCAAAATCTAAAGAAATAGGATCAAATCCACTTCGTTCAATATTCTGTTGTCTTTGACCAATGTATTGATTTAGTCCCTCAGAAGCAGTACTTGCTAATAAAATATTAGGAGTTCCAGAACCTGTTGACCAAAAATTATTACAAATTCCGGTACCAGGTAGTGGATATTGAGTTACTCTAAAGTATGAAGCCGCATTTAGTAAAATAGTATCTGGACCTTGGTATGTTATTGCTTTTACAGTATATAAATCAGAAATAGTAGCATTAGTATCAGTATAATAAATATCTCCTTGAGTTGTAGTTAAATGATTAATTTGTTGTGTTGATACTGTTACTCCATTTTTCTGAATAGCGTAAGTAATTATTGCTTGGGCTACAAAAGCTGCTTCAATATGTGCTTGAAAATTTAAAATATATCCTGAGCCTGAAAGATTAGGTAGAGATCCTGTTGGGTTGTAAGCATCAGATGATGTACTAAAAAAGGATTGAGCTCCTAAAATAACGGGGGTAGAAAAATTTAAAGTATTAGGGAGACTTGTACCATTAATAGTATTATAATTAACACCATAAGTTAATAATTGATAATTATTTTTAGCAGCATCGGGACCTTGTTGGCCTTGTACAAAAGTAATAGAACTTGTGTATCCATATCCTATAATATCTCCATTATTGTTATAACTTGCTGTTTGAGTATATAAAATAGGGGCTATACTTACTCCACTTTTAAATATAGGGTATGTACCATTTACTGAATTTAAATTAACTCCAAAAGTATCATAATCATCTAATACTAAAGTAGCATTTCCACTATCAACAAAAGATTGTTGAATTGTTCCTAAATTAATTCCTTCGGCATCATTAATTGGTGTAGTTACACTTCCAGAATCATTAATAATTAACTTAATATTTGCTTGAGTTTTAGCAGATAAGTTATTTCCCCATTCTGGTGATGTACTTCCAACATTATTAAAATAAACAAAATTAACTTCAGGATTACCTACAGTAACTGATTTACCATAAGAAATATCTCCTTCAGTCCATTTATTTAAATTAGAAGCAACTAATTCCTTACCAATATATCTTGGATTAATAATACGAGCGGTTGTGTAGTATGAATCAGGGACAGCTGCTCTTGTAGCACTACCACTTAAAATAGCTTGTTGGTTTACGGCTATAATTTGACTAGTTGCAAAATCAACATCCATGTACCTAGAATTAGGTCTATTTACTTGAGCATCATTTTGTATAACAAAACCATTAGGATTAGATAAAGTTGACTCTCTAACTACAAAGTTAGAAATAATAATGGGATTACTTGGTGGTGATACAGCAAAAATACCATTTATATTTAAAAGATATACATAAGGTAATAATCCAACTACTTCATAATTATCAATTATATTTACTCCTCCTACTAAATTAATAGCACCTTGAGCTTTTTGTTGTGCTATTGAACCAGAAGTAATACCGTTAGCAAAAGTATTATCAGAATTAACTATTACCATATTAATACCTCCTGCAGGAACTGAACCTCCTACAGTAGCCGTAAAGCTTAAATAATATGTTTTTTCAACTTCAAAGTCATAATTAATATAACCACTTTGAGTAATTCTAGAAAGACTAGCTTCTAAAGGAGCAGCAAAGAAATCTGTTGGATAAGTCCAAGAGGCAGAAAATGAGGATGATGTATAAACTATAGGAGTAATAACTTCATAGTCTGATAAGGTGCCATTAGTTACTACTATATTAGAACCACTTAATTCACCATTAAAAAATTCTTCTTGTGATGATGCTGTAAAAGGTACTGAACCACTTAAAGAAGGTGTTGCACCATACCATACTTGATCAATATTAACAGCTCCTGGGTAAGTATAAACTGATGATGTTTGTCCAAATAGTTCAGGCATTGAACCTCCGTTTGAACCTTCTGTTGTCCCTACATCAATTGAACCTGTAATTGTTTGGTCTTCTACTACATAAGGAATATTAGTAGAACCACTACCAATAAAAGCAATAGAAGCAGAGGGACTAACTTGAGGAACACGATATCTGTTTCTATCTAATAATGTATTTTTAATTATAATACCTGATGCTAAACTAGTTCTAGCAGGTACCCAATCGGCAAACATTTTAAATAATGAGTTATCAAAAAACTCAATTAATCTAATGTAATCTAATTCTTGATAATTAGAAATATATTTTTGAAAGTATGAATCTCTTATAGCATCTAAAGCAGGATAAGTATCTAAAGAGGAAGATTGGAATCTAGGATCTCCAATTACCTCTCCTAAATTAAAATATCCTATTTGAGAATTTATATCTTCATTTATTTCATTTTGTGGTGAAAAACCAATTTCAACATAATCAATATCTCTAGTATAACTAGAACTTATTGAAGGGAATTGTTGAATTGAAACAAATGGAGATAGTACATTAGCATCAGGAATATTAGAATCACTACTACTATACGGTAAAACAATATTTTGTTGTTTTATTTTTTGAGAAACAGCATTTTGAATACCTGATGGAACTTGGTCAAAGTAAAATATTTCTTGATTTGGGATATATAATCCTGAACTTGTATAAAAATTACTGTTAGAAGCAAATGAAGAAGTAGCAACCCAAGATCCTGTTACTTTTGGATGAACAGAAACAGATGATGTATATAATTCACCTCCTAAAGTTGCTCTAAATGATAAATATTCACTTGACTCAATTGAGTAAGGATTCATTACATAAGCATTAAAATTACTTTCTGATAAAGGTAAAGTATAGTATCTAATTTCTTGTAGTGAACCAGTAAATATTTTACCTGCTAATGAAGATGATATACCAAAATAAGATATAGTACTATTATTCCAAGAAGTAGCAGCAGATGTTACAGATGAAGAAGCTTGAAAACTTATAACATTTCCATCCTCACCATCATAATTTTTATTTTTAGCGTATAAAGTATAAACGTTACTATTTTTATTTATTAAAACAGACCACCAACCTTCATTATAAAAAGGTAAATAAACACTGGCTGTATTACTAATAGAAGCTGGATCGGGTGTAAAATCTAATTTAGCATATTGATAATAAGGATTTATAATAGAACCGGAATATGATCCACTTGTATACCCTGAACCCGTATATTTAAGTACTAGTTTTACATTTTGATTTGTTTCCCATAAACTTTGAGAAGAAATACTTGCTGTATTTTGAGGTAAACCATCTGTTCTAAATCTAAATTCTACTGATTGGGGATTATCACTTGTAGCCCCCCAAGTAGAATTTAATACAAAAGATGAACTTATGTAAGAAGAACCACTTGTATAAAAAGCATAATTATATTCATCCTGCCAATTATCATAGGTATTTGGATTTTTATCTTTACCTCCAAATTCATTAATACGTAAGATAGTATCCGTAACACCAAAAGTAGTAATTAAATCTCTTAATCCAGCTACTGATCCTTTTTTCTTAAGTAATAAAGGAAGGTTATGATATATACGTTTATATCTTTCTTTATTTATATCATCTGTAGGAACTAAAGATGAAGTAGAAGAAGATGTTACATATGTTGTTATATATTCAAGAAAAGATCCGGAAGGGACAGGTAATAAAGTTGTTGTAAAGGGTAAATTATATAAACTACCTGAAGGTGTAATACCAATTAATGCTTGATAGAGATCATTTGATGAAAAATTGTTTTGATAAATTTTAATACCTAAATCTCTTAATATATCTGCTACTAAATCTTTAGAAACCCCGTAATTTAATCGGTTATCAGCATTGTATTTATTAGTAACGTCTTGTAAATATACAAAAACACTATCAAAACTCTGTCCAATCATTTCAACAAATAATTCAAAATCATAATTATCTGAATTCTCTAAAATATATGATGGGATGGCTAAAGTTAAAGCATTGTTATTTTCAATATCATATTCTTCAGCTACTAAAGATTGAGATATAAACCAATTTGAACCGCTTGTAGATGTAGTTGAATAATTTGTATATGGGGGTGTATCACCTGTTTTAGGCCAAGCTGTAGAAGCTGAGGTATAATATAAATAATACTCATAAGGATCAAAAGTAGTAATTATTTCATCAATTTTTGCTTGCCATACAATATTACTAGAAGTAGCATAATAAGAACCAGTTAATGGCCCTGTAGCCGAAAAACTAGCACTGTAGTTATATTGTTCTAATAATTGAAGTTTATAATAAAAATTTTCAAGTCTAGTTTGAGCTGAAGAAAAATGAATAAAATTACTGTAGTTAGAATAATCAATATTAATTGATAATCCTTTTTGAGCCAATAAATTATTTAATTGGTATTGTAAACTTCCTGTTCCTTGAGCATATGAAGAGGTAGTTGAGGTTAAATTTGTATAATTAGTATAATCTGTAGAGTTATTTATAGTATCATTTACAGATAAATTAAAATTAGGACGATTAATATATATATTATCTCCTACATCACTGAAAGTAGGAGTAATAGAAATATTATATGCTAATGAATTAGCTATTTGTTGAACAACCCAACATTGTGTTTTTAATGTAAATTGTTCTGGAAGTGGTTCATATAATTTAATTAGAATTGTAGGGTCATCAATATTTGTATTGTCTAATAAAATATTATTAGCAATAATTAATTGATTATCTCCAAAATCTAAATAAAAATCTACATATCCTACAGGTGAGGTTTGAATTTCATTAATAAAATCATTAGTTAAAGATACAACGTCTATATTTGGTATTTCAGTAGTATTTAATCTAATTTCAGTTCTATCCAAACTAATTTCATCAATATAGTAAGTAGATAATGGATTTGATCCTAGTTTTCTTTTTAAAAAATTATATAAAGTATTATAAGAACCTTGTTCATAACCATAAGCAGCTAAATCAGCTACTGGATCTATTGATACTTGATTATTAATTAATTTATATCCAGGAAAGCCAAATATATTAGAAACTATAATATTTCCACTTAAATCATAAACATAATATTCAATATAATCTGTATTATTATCAAAAGAAGTTTCTACTTCTGTGGATACAATTAAGTTTAAATCATTTGAAGAATATTCTTGAAATTCAAAATTATTTGGATTAAGGGGTAATATGTTTATTATTTCAGCCATTTTATATACTTCCAGATATTAATTGTTGTTGTAAATCTAAATTTTCTTGTCTTAATTGAGTTATTTCATCTATTAATGCTTGAATTGTATCATCTGTTGCTGATGAAGATCCAACATATTCTTGACTGGTTTTTATAAGGTACTCATGAGAATTTGTTTCTCCAAATTTAGGTATTTGAAAAAATATTTGTTGGTAATTTTGAAAAAATTCAGCTGTTGATATTGTAGGATTAACTATATTTAATGATGATGTTGGTTGAACTAATTGTGTAAAAGAAGTATCAATTACTTTTTCGTATTGATTTTTATCATATATTTGTTTAAATAAAGTTACAACAGCCATTATCCATTTATTACTTTAAAATAATATTGATCATTAAACACAATTGTTGAACCATTAATTGTACTTTGGATTAATATAGTATAATATCTTTCTGGTTGAAGGAAATTCATATACATATCAAAATAACTTGATGTAGCATCAGCACTTAATTGAGTGTATTTAGAATCAAAATCAATAATGTATTCATTAGTTTCTAAATCTTTTAAAGCCCATAAAGATGAACCTGAAGGTAAGAAATAATTGTTAGTGTAAACTGAAGATGTTTGCCATAATTGAAGGGGATATTCAGGTCTAGCATTTACTCTAAATCTGTTTATACTAGCACTATAAAATACTCCTGGATTTTGTGCTAATGTAATAGTAGCTGGTAATGTATTTAAAACTGTTTGAGAATTATTAGAACCAGTACTAAATACAAAATCGTTCCAACTGATTTGTAAAGCAGGAGGGTATATTGTGTTAGTATCTCTAGAAAAATATTTTAAAGTAACTTGTTGGTTAAAGTTATTAACAAATTCTTGAGATTGAGTTTGTCTAATAATAAAACCATAGTTGTTAAAAGTACTTGATGACCAATTATTTACAATACTTCTTACATTTACATTTATATCTAAAGGGGAATAATAATCAAATGATTGACTAGCTTGAGAACCAGTATACCAAACACCACCTCCAGCAAATGAAGAAGTACTATATAAACCTGTTGTACCTGATGTGAAACTAGCTGTAGTCCATGGTGTACTACCTGAATAGTTTCTCCATATCCATGAAACCCCATTAGTTGTAGGTGGGTTATTATAATAAAGACCAGTTCCCATTTCCCAAGACTCAGCTACAGCATTAATAGCCAAAGTAGTGGTATTTGATAAACCAGTAACGTCAGCAGCAAATACTTTAAGATTAGCATCCCAAGAAGAGGTTTTTACTAATGTTGAAAAAGCATTTTGTATTTCACTATTAGAAAACTGAATTAAGAATCGAGAAACTTGGGGGATGCTACCATCTATTCTTAAACTTCCAGTTATAAAATTAGTATTAGCTTCAATAATTTCATCCAATCCCGAATTTAAATCAGGATATGCAGAATATAAAGTTGCGTCTTTAGAGGGAAATATTTGTATTACTGCCATTTTATTATAAATTTACTACCCTTCCTTGGATATCTTGGTTTGGATATTTAACTTCAAAAATACTAGGATCTAAAGAAGGATATATTGTGTTATTTTGAGTTGCTGCTGGAATAGAATAAGCATATTTAGAATATCCTAAATTTTCCCCTACTAAGTTATTGATAGTTATATCTTTTACAGTCTGTACACCTTCAATAGCGTCCAATAAAATATAAATGTTTCTTAAAACAATAGGTTGGTTAATTGCCCATTTATCAATAGCAAAATAATCTTGTAAAGCTAAAATACATTTAGATAATACTTCATTACTATTATAATTAGGTAATATAATAATATCAAAATTAACTCCTATATTAACAATAAAAGCATCTTTAATATTAACAGAATCATTAACCATTCTATATTGAGATAAGTATGTAGTTAAATTCTGTTTTAAGGCGGTGGATGCTGTGGTTAACTTGTTGTTTACGTTATATGACAACACATACAAGTCTAATACGGATTGAGATTCACCTGCTGATATTGATTGTGCCTTTGTTGGTTCAATATATGCTTTAGAAATAACTCCATACTTAGCAGGCATTGATAATGATCTTACTAAATAATCATCTTGTGTAACGTTACGTAATTGAGAAGCAAAATTAACAGATGAGTTTTGTCTAAGTTCTTCTATTGAATCTCCATCGCCTCCTCCATCGGCTGCTGTTGGGTTTGTTACTCCTAAACTATTAAAAACATAGTTAGCGGTTACTGGGGTTAAATTGGAATTTAAAAAATTAGCAGTTCCTGTAAATACATTTAATGAATTAGCTGGAACATTAGATATGGCACCACCACCCGTTAAGTATCTAACTGTTAAAGTAGTTTGTGAAGGTGCAATACCATATGTTTTTGTAAACAAAAAATTATCAGGAGCATACGCTGTTGTAAGTTTTGATTTTTCAAAAGGTAAACCAATACCTATGTTATTTGGATTTGGAATAATTTCCTCATCGGTATCTCTAGATGTTCCTGAACCAAATTGGATTTGTAAAGATCCTGAATCTAAGAATCTTGTAACGAATCTACGTTGTACTTTTTCTAGTTTTAAAATATAAGGAGTATCTCCTGAGTATTGGGATAAATTAGGATCATTTATATTAGTATTTTTTATAGAATTATATACCATTTCTTGCCCTAAATAATCTACCTCATACCATTTGTTATCATCTGTATCTATAATATCTAATATACCAACAATTTTACTAGTATTAATTTCAACGGTTGAAAAAGGAACAGGTACAGCACCAAATCCAAATTCTGTTGTATTAATTGTAGCAGAAATTGCTTTTCTTGTTTTCTTTAAAAGAAAATAGGTTGGAGTAGCTCCCGTTATTTCATAAACAGTAACTTCAGTAGGATCACCAGAACTAGATACTGAGAAATCTATAGGATCCTCTATTAAAAATGTTACTTTATTAACTGTATTTTGAGTTACAGTTGAATTAGGTTCAACATATAATGAATAACTAAAATCAGGAATAAAAGTTGAACCTGAGGGAAGTGCTGGAACCTGTTGGTAAAAATCAACATAAGTAGTAGCAACTTGAGTTACATTTGGTTTGTAACCAAACATATAAGCTAATTCATATAAATTATTAGTTTGACGAGCGTATTGTAAATAAGTTTCCTGTAATTGATTATCTAAATAAAAAGATAAAACATCCCCTACATAGGCAGCCATTTCCATAAACATCATTCCTGGGGATGATGGACTAAAGTCATTATAAGTTGTTGGGAAATAAGTTCTAGCATAATTAACTAAGCTAGCTCTTAGTTCGGTAAAATCTTTATTAATATATGATATATTTCTTTTGGTGGCCATTATGTAAATTGGATTTCAATTGTGTCATTTATTCCTGTATCCTGGATAGAGTATGTTAAAATTACGTTTACTTGGTTATTATCAGTATCGGGTACAATTTGTAATGATTCTATAATAACATTTGGAAAATAAAGATTTAAGGATTCTTGTATATCTTGTTTTAAAAAATCTAAATTTCCACTAGTTATTTGTTCAAAAACAAATTTCCTTAAATTTCCACCAAATAAAGGATTTAAATATCTTTCTGGTTGGTTTGTAAGGAAAAAATTAATTAAATTGTATTTAATAGATTCTTGAGTTGTATATGTAGTTCTAAAAACACCAGGAGCATTAAAGGGCAAAGCAATTCCCACACCAATACTTGGTTTAGTATCTAAGGGGAATATTCTTTTTGCTCCAAATGCCATTATTTATTCATTAAAGCCATAATTTGATCTAATCCAACACTACCTTCAGGTAATGCTCCGTTAACAGCATCTACTGGTCCGTTTGCTTGAAAATTACCAGCGTAAGCAGTAGTTGCTGCTCCTCCGGTTTGCATTTCCTCTAAAATACCTCCAAACATTGCTTGTCTTTCGGAAGGAGTTAATTGTTTTGGTTTTGAAAGATGGGGTTGTGCATAAGTGTCCTTGATTGACTCCGTAACAATTGTTTTAGGGGCACGAACAGCTTCCAATAGAATATCTTTTAATTCCTCTTGGATAGCTTCCCTTACTGCCTCTTTAATAATTTTTTTAAAATCTGATGGTTTCATTGTTTATAAATATTAAGTTAATAAGCTTTTAAATTATCTCTGTCAATTATTAGTTTTAATTCATTAATTAAAGTTAAATTATCTGTTGTAAATGATAATTCGGTTTGTATTAAAACAATTCCTTGTTGATTTTTACCAAGTGCTCTTCTACGTATTACTGTAGGAGTATAAGGTACTTCTTCTATTTCAATAATAAACCCGTTATAGGTTGTTTGATTTATAGTTTGTTGTGCTTGTAATTGAGCATCAGCTATTGATTGAACTGATGTAGCTATTGGAGGTAATGCGTTATTAGGATCGCAATTCTGTAATATTATATCTATTGATTTTAAAGCTTCTACAGCAGTTAATATATAACCTCCAACAATAGATAAAACTAGTGCTGAGCTGGATAGTATTGATTGGTATTTAGATAATTTGGAATTACCATATTGATCAAAAGTAGTTTTTCTAATTAATGTTTGAGCGTCATTTAATAAAGTTGTTATAACACTTGGGGTTGGTAAAGCATTAGCCGGAGGAATTTTTAAAGCTAATGATGTTGCTATTGATGCTATATCAGTAGTAGCAATTAATGATAAAGTATTATTTAAGAAAAAAGATAATCCAGTAATAGAAACACCTAAAATTTCAATTTTATTTCCTATATTATTTAATTGATTAACTATTAAGTCTCGTTGTTGTCTTAAAGCAACTAATTCTAGTGAAGAAAGACATACCCCACTAGTTTGATATTTAATAACATAATCATTAATTAATTTGTTTATTGAAGGTTGAATGATTGTATTTACTTGGCTCCCTAAAACATAAATTAATTGAGGGAGTTTTGTTGCTCCTTTAGCTTTAAGATTATCTGGAGTTGATTGCTCAATAACTGTAGCATCAACTGTTTTTTGACTTGCCGATTTAGCTTTTGCATCAGTAATAGCTGCTTCTTCTTGGCGTTGTTGTTCTATGTCTAAAGGTAAAGCCATTATACAGTATAATTATATTTAGATTTTAAAGTTTCTAAATTTGCTTGTAATGCTTGTAAAGAAGTATTTACTTGGGCCGCTGCTATATTTAATTGAACTAAAGGAGTACCTGGTGGGGTTGAAACTGCTGAAGAGCAAATAGTCATAAATCCAGATAAATTAGAAATTAATTGATTTAATAAATTAACAGTTTGATTACCTAATAATAAAGGTTCAGTAGCATTTTTAGAACCAATATATGTGTTTGTTGATTGAATTACTGTAGTAGGGGTATCAATATTAACACTTTCAACCCCATTCAAGTTTATAGATTTATTAGAACTTAATAAAATATGATCAACAGATGAATTAAATACTAAACGTCCTGATGTTATTATTATTTGGTTTTCTGTGTATTGAGAAGGAAGTGTGGGAGGGTTTGTTTTATAACTAACATAAGAAGTACTAGAAGTATTTAATGGAAGTTTTTGTGTAGAACCAAAATAAATAGACCCTAAATCAGTATTAATATCTTCAGTAATATATGTGTAACCATTTCCTTCATTTGGACCTTGACCATTTCTAATAATCATAATAGGATCACCATTTTGTCCAACACTAGACCAATTATTAGAAGTATCAGCTACTGTGGAACCAAATCTAATACTATTTCCCCATCTACCTTCATATATTATATCACCCTCAAAAGGAGATAAAGGATTTATAGTATCTCTTTCAAAAAAAGTTTTACCTAAAAATATTTCAGTAGGTTGATCTGTTACTCTTTTTGTACTACCTAATGATGTTTGTTGATATGTTTTTTGTTGTGTTGGAGATAAATTACCTTCTAAAAAAGGAATAGCATTATGATGGGGATGATTCCAAATACTTAATATATTCAAATAATATTTAGATTTACTTGATGTAGATGCTTTAATTCCTATATCAGGTAAACTTAATATAATTACTAATTCATTAATTAAGGGATAATTCTTAATATTAGGTAATAGGGGTTTTGCTGTAAATCTATTTACTTGAGGATTAATATTAGATATATCAGCGGGGGCGGATTCAGTATCTACATATTCAATAGTTCCAATAGCACTATAATCATCTCCATCTAAAATAATATTAATAACCCTTCCAGTACTTATTATAAAACCTAGATTATTTTTTAAATTATAATCATTTTTATTATTAAGATTTCTATTTAAAGCACCAAACCCGTAATTTGCCATTATTTACCTCCTTTTAAATCGTTCATAGCAGATAATAACTGCTCTTTTTCCTCATCAGAAATAGTAAGAGAACCATCAGAGGTTACTGTTGCCATAGCACGTTGAGCTAAGGCAGCCATTTTAATTAAAATATCATCGTTTTTAACACTAATTTCCATATATTCCTTAATTAAGGGAACTACTAAAGTAGCATCCCCAATATCAGAAATTAATGGTTTTAACTCATTAATTAGAGCAGTAACCTGTTGATCTTTTTTCTTTTGGTTATTATAAATTTCCTCCAAAACATCGGAGAATTTTTTCTTACCAAAGATAATATTTTCAAATTGCGACATAAATATACAGTTAGTTTCTTATAAATATGAAAACTAAAAACTTGTATATCCGTGTTCTAAATAAAATATATAACCTTCTTTAAAAATGTCGTAGAGTTGATTTGCTATCTTGGTAATTTTAGGAGTTTTAACGTCTACGATCTCACGGATATAAATGTAAAGAGCTTTTTTATTAAATATATCTAAATGTTCTCTTTTACGAAATAGTTCTAAAATAGCATCCGCAATTTGAGCGTCATATTCTTTAGGAAATAAATTATAAATATTTCGTGTGCAATACTCGGTAAATATGTCTATAAACATCGATAGACGTTCATCGTGCGATGAATCATCGATGCTATATGAATGTTCCTCATCTTCCTCAATTGTATCTAAAGCAACTGTATCAATGCGTTTTTTATAATTTTTCTGGTTTGATAAAATTAAATAACGTTTAGCAATTGTTCCGAAATAAGAATATGCTTTAGCTCCTCTTTCTGGATTGAATAAATGGATTTTAGATAGTAGGAAAGTAATTACCTCGTGTTGTAAATCCTCAATATTATCTACCTCAGTATAATAAAACTTAAAGGTATGAATAATGTTTTCGGTAAGTTTAAAAAAGGCGTAATGGATTCTATCGTGATAGATTCTACTTTTTACCTCAAAATCAGTAGTGTTATTATATAATACAATAGCATCCTCTGTGTCTTGGGTAAAATATTGGACACCCTTTTTCTTCTTTACTACTACCTCTTCCATTATTTGGTGATGTTTTTAATAACAAAAGAATTTAATGCAGTTTGAATTGTTTTAATTTGTTCAAAGAAAAATCCTACCTCATCATCCGATTTAAAACTACCTTTAGCATCTACTTCCATCATTTTCTTTTCTGACATCTCAATAGTGTCTGAAATTTTATTTAGGTAGGTCATATAACCTGCTAGGATATCTTCTTGTTTCTCATTTTTCTTAAGAAGATTATAGGTTGTGAATCCAAGAGTCACGACCAACATTGAGAGTAATACAATTGTTAATATCATAAGTTGTCTAATAGGTTTTTAAGTCCTTCACTTTTTACGCTACCTAATGCTTTAGATTTAGCGGCTGAAGTTGTTGGAGCTGATTTATTATTACCCAATGTAAATGGTTTCTTTTTGGTCTCCACGTTACCCTGCAATTTAGGTAACCATTCCCTTTCAAACTCAATACGTGCGGCCATTAAATCAGCCTGATGTACAATAAAAGGTAATGCTGTACGTGGTTTTTGTTCTGGCATATAAGTCATTAAATACTTTTTATTTGCCTCATCATATAAACCATCATGTGTTTGGATAGTAATCATTTCATTAAATGAATACTGGATACCATGTGATTGGAGTAAAAATAAACCACGGTCGGGAATAGATGCAAATGGAACTTTAGTATTAAACATATAATCCTCACCTAATTTTTCACGTCTCCAATTATCGGTCTGGGGGATATATGATTCATTTTCCTCATCTCCCATTTTACCTAAATCATGATTCAGAGCCGAAAATACTAATTCTTCTTTAGTATATGTTGAAATATCAGCACCCATTTGAGCCCACAAATCATGGAGGTGAAGAGCACAAGTAATAACTCGATTAACATGTTCTACATAACCTCCCGGAAAAGCATTGTGGTATTCTTTTTTGTGAGCAGCAGGCATCAACATTAAACGCTCACTAAATTTTTCATAAAATTCTACTAATTTTTCTTTGCGTGGAGATGAAATATGGTCTTCAATAAAGCCCACCATTCTCAACCAATTTTGTTGGATTTGTTCTGCTGTTAAATTCATGATTAAAACGGATTAACTTCCCCTTGACTCATAGGTTCTTGTTGAACGAATGATTTAGCGTCTTGAATAACTTCCCTAGTTTCTTGGATAAGGTCATTAAACTGTTCTCTTGTGCCTTGACGACTTAGGACAAAATTTAATTTCTCCATGTTTGATTCGGCCCTTTCTAACCGTCTCATTATAATTTCTCTATTTTTCATATTTTATTCTCTTTTTTCCTTTTCCCGTGATTGGAATATAATATTGGAAGTAAGATCCTCCAAGCTTAGGTTAAGAGAAGTTTTACAAATTCTAAATTCTTTTTAAGATGTATACATTTTTCATATTCTTCCATTTCTTGGAAGTAATTTATAGATAATTCTAGGGCAACCCTAAGATGTATATCCACGAATCTATATAATGCCTCTTGACAAACCAAATTATCTGGATCTACTTTTTGAATGTAGGTCCATGCTCTATTAAACACAACAAACTCACCTGCTCTATCAATATCTACCACATCTAACCCCTCATCTAATTTATCAAAAAATTTAAGTAATTGGTCGTTAAATGTTTGATGGTTTTGGATTAGTTTTTTAAACATACCTACCCAGAATAAAGGATGGTTTTTATAGTCTAATGCAATATCTACCTGTTGGGCCTTTTCCTTTAGGGAATCTGGCTCCTCATTTTCAAACAGGTTAAATATTTTATTAACGTCCATACATCGATACATATAGGCGCCATACACTTTAGTATAACGCCTATAGTAAATTATCTCTCAGTTTTTGCGGAGAGCGTTGTAGATGTAAAAGTATTAACCTATAACGTCATCTAGATGATCAGGAATACCATCCCCATCTACATCAGCAACCTCATTGTACCCAAAAGCAGCCATAAACTTAGCTACTCTATCTTTTAAATCCCCATCAGTATCCTCAAACCAATCTTCTTTAAGTTGGTCATG